CTCATCCTTTGTGGAGCCTTGGAAGGGAAAGAATATATCATTACCTTCTAATAAGCTCGCATGTGTCTCCACTATCATCTTCTTCAGCAGTGGTTTCATCTTAACAACTCCATCCTCAACCGATATGAGCTCAGATTTTGGACAATAAAAAGGAAAACCTGCAGATGTGTTAAGATTAAGTCCTCGTGAATGTCCATAACTCTTTACTGCCTGTGAAATAGTTAAAGGAGCCACACGCTTGGATGACAACTCAAAATTAAGATAATCATGCACAGCAACAATCAACGGTTGAAGAGGTATAACAGCTTTCCTTTGTGTAATCTGGCACAAACTAACGTAATGGGGGCGCGTGCTATCAGACTTTCCATCAATCATGGGCTTCTCAAATGTAGGAATACAATGAGTCTCATAGGGGTTATCTATGCCACACTCGGCGGAGAATGTCTCAATCAAATCCTCCCATATAGTACATTTATAGACGGTAGATGACATTGTATTGTGTCTCTTCCCTAGAGATCCTATTGCAGTGAAGTTGGCATCATTAGGTAAATATCTAAGGATGGACTTATCACTTAATGGACCACAATTAGGACCGACCTTATATCTACTGGAAACCTCTATGAAACTCTCCTGTTTCTTAGTATGAACACCATCGAAATATTTAATGATCATATTTTCCAAATCACTCTTCGTTAACGGACATATAGCTGACGTGTTATCATCTCTCTTAGCAAAGAGAATACCTGTTACTGCAGGGTGATTATTAACAACCCTAATAATAGGTGAACCACATTGACCATTAAAAACTTCAGTTCCGTCAACCATCATACCTAAATTTTGGGCGGGGAACTCCTTCGTCTTTGAATGCGTGTTGACTAACATAATGTCGGTAGAAATTGTCAAATAATCTGTATATCCCCACTTACCTGTGGATGGAAGCTTATTGGATGACAATTGGGAGAAATAGTACATATATTCATTAGACCTAATAGGTGTCTTTAAAGAGAAATAGTCCAATAATCCAC